ACGCATACCCAGCGTCTCCTCCCCAGCCCATCCACGCCTGATATCCCTTCCCTTGATCGTCCCACGTCTCGCCCTGCTTGTCGATTTCGTGCCGGTCGAAAAATGCCTTCATGCGGCGAACCGTGTCCTCGGACATCGGCCGCTTGTTCATGAGGTCACGCGCCCGGGCGATGCCGACGCTCGTCATGCCGCGCTGTGACATCGGCTTCTTTTCGCGGATCTCAAGCGCGCGCCGTGCGTTGTCCGCCATCGCGTCGGTCGGAATATAGGAGCCGTCGGCGAAGTTGATCGTCACGAGATTTGAGTCCTCGCTTGCAGCTGAGCGTGAGCGCGCGAACTGGATTCGCTTGTGCATCGCTGCGGCCGAAATCTTAGTCGGTTGCTTCGGAAGATTTGCGACCGAGCCAGAAACCTTTTTAGCAGACTCCTGCGCCATGCCTGCGGAAATCATAAGCGTCTCCGCCGCCTCGGCTGTAAGGTCGCCGGCGCGCAAATTTTCCAAGATCGAAAGGACGGCCGCAATTTGCGCACCGTTCAGCGGCACAAGTTCCGCCGACACGTCTGGGAATGACTCGACGCCCGAGATGACTGCGTCGTCTGGAATGCCGGTTGTCTCGGTTGCCGTGACGCTCGAAGCCTGCGCCTCGGCTGCGCTTGCTCCCACCGCGTCGCCGGCTGCGGCTGCGGCCGCTGGCGTGCTGGGCAACGAGGTCGTCGTGAGGCGAATCGCCGTCTCCGGCACGCCGTATTTAACCGCCAGCTCCTTCACGAATCCCGCCTCGATTGCGATCTGCTCGAGCCGCGAAAACGCGTCTGTGCCTTCCTCGGCCGCGATCTCTTGCAGCGACTTCGCGCCTTGCCGGTTTTCGTTCATGTTCGCCGCCGACTCGCGGCCCACGTCGATTGAAAGCTTCGCCGGAAATCGCCACTCGCCTTTGGTTGCCCGGCGCAGCGCTTGAACCATTGTCTCGCCCGCGAGCAGCGGAGGCGGTGCGATCTCGCCGCGAGCGATGGCGTCGAGGATGACGGCGTCTTTGATCGGGTCGAGAACCTTGTCCACCAGCACGCCTTGCTGCCGCGTGAAGACTCGGTCAGCTGCGGCGAACTCTGCCCGAACACTTGGGCCTTTGAAGTCGCTGGTCCCGAACAAGACTCCCTCGGGTATGCCCACCGAAAGACTTATCTCGTGCATCAAATGCTGGACGAATCCGGTAAACGCCTGCGACGGACGCGACGGCATGACCTCGACGCGGTCGCTGTTTTGAAAATACCGAATCATGCCGACTTCGGTCAGCTCGTTTTTCTGCGTCTGTCCGCTCGGCAGCGACATCGTCGGATTAGGCTGGAAAAGGTTGCGCGGGTTGGCGGTGCCTCGGTCGTTGAAGATCAGCGCCGCCTGCTGCGACGAGAAACGCACGCCAGCCTTCTCCGCTTGCAGGATCTCGTGCAGCATCCGCGCCGTTTGAATCCCGCTCGCCAGATCCGACACGCCTCGGTATTGGTCGCTGCGATTTGGATCGAAATAGTGGCAGAACTGATTCGCCGGGATGTCCTCGGCTCCGAAGTAAACGCCATCGCGAGTGAGTCGGAAAATTCGATACGCGACCGGCTGGCCGAAGTCGTTCGTAATGATGCCTTGGTAGTAATTGTTTGAGGCGACGGCCGTCTCGTTCGGGTTGCCGATGCGTGTTGCCGGCACCAGTTGCAGCTTGAGTCCCTCGCCGCTGCGCCTAATCACGAAACCACAATCGCCGTCAATCGGTCGTTCCTCGGCTGCGAGTTGCACGAGTTTCTTGAAGCTGTGCCGGTTCGTCACGTCGCAGTTTTTGCACCACGCATGAAAGTAATCGTCGATGACGCGGTTGTAATCGCGATCGCCGGTCGTCGGTGAGTATTCGTGCGGCGTCAGGTAGAGTCCAAATTTGCGCGAGACTTCACGAATCTCCGGCGCGTTGTCCACGAGGTCCCGAGCTTCATACATGAGCACCACCCGGTCCCGCTGATTCTGCGAACTCTCGGCCGGCTGGGTGTATTGCTTCGGCGAATACATGCGGTTAGTCCGCGCCGCGTTATACTCGAAAAGCGACTTCGCGACGCGTGCCTCCAAACGCTTGAGCGCCCACGTCGGCGCGATGTTCTCAAGCGCTCGGTCAATCCAAGGTTTTTGCGCGACCAGTTTTGACGCGTCGAAAAAGTCGGTGCTCATGTGTGATTAGTTGCCGGTGAAGCTGACGAAGGTCTGATCCGTTGACGTTCCGGCCGCGTCGGTCAATGCGTCCTGCAAATTCCCGAGCATGTTGTTCAGCGCGTTCAAGTCCGCCCGGCTCACGCTCTTCCCGTTGAGCGAGTAACTCTGGTTGAGCAGCACCGCTTGAATCGCGTCAATCGTCTTGGTCTTCAGCGCCGTCAGCGTCGCGGTGTCCAGTCCGAGAAAAGGGTTGTCGAGCATACCACTGCGCGAAACGTCAAACCTGACTAGTCCTTGGGCGGCGCGTAGCGAATCACGTTTGCGATCGTCGCCATGCAGAGCAGCATCGCCGAGGTGTCGAGACCGTGATTCGGAGCGTTGCTCTTCACCTCGCGCCACTCCCAGATTCCCGTCCGAATCTCCACCTTTGACTCGCCTTTGAGGTGTTCGAGGTAGAGCGGATTAACATCCTTCGGGAGCAGCCATTTCAAATCGCCCTTGGCCTCCAGCGCGTTCGCGAGCAGGTCTTTGAAATAGTCGCCGCTCCAATCGTAGTAGAACACATCGCCGCCCCGGTAGTCGCTCACGCGTGGCTCACTAAACGGGAAGTTAATCAGCTTGTCGGTCGCCTCGTCGCGCATCGTCCAAGTTTTTCGCGCGTAACCGCGCATCCCGCGCCAGCCGAAGTCCGCGCAATCACGGTCCACATCGGCCGGGCGGTAGCCGCGATCTTGGGCAACGCATGAGTCCTGCACCTTGTAACGGTGCTGCAACTGGCGCAGTTGGTCCCGCGTCTCGACCCGCCCGAAATAGAGCTGCCGGTAGGTCGGTCCGGTCGCCGAGCTGAAAGCGCCGATCTCGACCCACCAATGGTCTTGCTGCCGGTCCACAGCCATGAAGCGGATGACCTCGCCGTCGATTGCCTCGCCGTTGGAGAACTGCGCAACGGTGTAGTCGCTCGCCTGCACGAATAGGTTGACGACCTTCTTCTCGACGATCCACGGCCGCGCCTCGCGCTTTGTGCGAAACTCGATCTTCATCTTGTCGTCACCTTGGCGCACAAAATGATTGTCCGCCTCGCAGAATTCTTCGACCAGCAGCCGCATCGGCCGGCTGACGAGCGACTCGACGCGGAAGCTCTGAATCTCAGCCGGCGCCGCCGGGTTCAGCGGAACGAACCGCCCGGCCCGCTTCCAGCCCGTCCGCGTCGTGTCGGTGTCCGGTGACTCGTGGCCGCAATGTGGGCAACGAAAGCGGCATGACTCGACGGCCCGCGCCACGTCCCACGTCTCGTCATCGCGCCGCGCCGCGGCATCCCAGACCACGCCGCCGCGGAGCCCGGTCTCCTCGTTCTTGTCCAAGGCGAACGCGAGCGGGTGCACCTTGTGGCACGCCGGACACTCGGTGCTCCATTCCTGCTGAGTGCCTTGGCGAAAGCTCGTGTCTTCGACATTGCCGGTTTCGAGGTCCATGATCGGCGCTTGGCTCGTGTTGTAAATCTTCGACCTGCCCACCTCCTCGAAGCGACTGACCCGGGCGACGGCGTGGCCATAGACCTCCTGCCACTTCGGAAGCCAGATTTCGTCGTTGATCTTGTAGCGGATGGACTGCGACTGCTGGCTCGAAAGGTTGGCCGGGTTGAGCAGAAAGAAGAAGCCGCCGAAGTAAATTTCCGTGGTCGTCCGGTGCGGTCCGACTCGCGGAAGCATCGCCGCGACCGGCTTGCACGATTCGAAGATCGGGTTGAGCCGTGACTTCGCGTGCCGGTCAATCATCTCGTCGGTCTGCATCGTCCACGAGATCGGCCCGGCGTCGTTGCAGATCAGCCACGGCACCCAGATGTCCGCGACGAGAGTGCCGCCAATTTGCACGGCCTTGCGGAAGTGAACGCGGCGCACCAGCGGGTTTTGCAACGCGTCGAAGATCGGAATCAGCCACGGCGAGATTTTGACGTTGAAGGGGCCCGGCGTGGCGTAGCTCTCCGGCAGAATTATATGCTTCCGCGCCCACTCGTAAATCGGCGAGCGGTCGGGCTGCGGGAGGCGCAGCGTGGCGAGGAGTGCGTCGGAGGCGGTCACGCTCGCAAGTGAAACACCCACGTGGAAAACGCTTCGCTCTGACTTATGCCGCGAGCTTTGCACCAAGCGCAAAACCGCGCCGCGACTTGCGGACGGAGGCGCACCGTCACGGCGACGGGACGTTGGTCAGGCGCGAGCGGCTTGCGGCCCGCGCCCTTGCGTTTGCCGCCGGCGGTCATGCGGCGACTCCCAAAAGTGAGCCAAGCCCGTGATTTTTTCCGCCGCAACTGCACTCGCAAGCTCCATCATGACGACCGCTCATGCACTTGGCATTGCACTCGTGTTTCGAGGCAAACTTTTTGTAAGAAATGCGGCGTTCAACAGGAACGTGATTTGCAAGCGTTGAGTCATATTTTGCTCCAATAGGAAGCCCGACCCACATTTGAAAAGAATCATAACGCATACCCTTAACGCCGGGAAAGCGAAGGGCGAAAACTTCGTTACGAATCCCCGTAACAACTTCGAGCTCACGAGTGCCATTGTAGTAAATAACTTTTGCGGTTGCCATGCTTCAAACCCTAAAGCCCGTTTGATTGTTTGCAAGCACTATTTCAAACAATCTCCAAAATCTTTGGACAATCCCTGCGAGCCTCGCAGAGCCGGAGCACGTCATCCTCGCTGATTCGGTGATTCTGCACGCCGCATCCCCCGGCGAGGTTCTCCGCGCTTTGCCGGTCGCGACGATCCCGCGTCCGGCGAATGACCGCAAACGACGGGTCCGCGTTTTGCCAATGCGTGCCGGCGAACCAAAAGGAATGATCAAACGTCCCGCCGCTCTGCCGGTGATTGCCGAGGTCGAGGCGAATACCGTGACCGGATCGAATCACGATCGGCTTCTGGTAGCCGCGATTTTCGAGCGAGCGATAGTCTGGATCGCCGTGCGTGCGCTGCGGCACCGGCTGACGATCAAGATCAAGGTCGGTCTCGGAGTGATGGCGAAAGACGTTTCGCATCCGAGCTTCAACCGCCGTGACGTGACTCGGAACGCTCGCAAGGTAGCTCTGCGGCCTAGCGTTGTTCGACGGCCAGATGAACTCGTCGGCGTCCACGACAATCTTCCAGTCGAACGGCGTTGGTTCGGCGAGCAGAGCGTTCACCTTGTCGGCCTTGATTCGGTCGTCCATGCCAGCCGGAAATTCGAAGTCCAGCACGCGAACGTTGCTTGCCGCTTCGAGCACTTCGCGGGTGCGGTCCGTTGACCGCGAGACGACGGCGAGGATCTCGTCGGCCCATGCGTAGTGCTGCACGAATAGGCGCGAGAGAGTTTCCTCGTTGTAGAAAAAGCAGATGACTTGGACGCGGATCATGGGTCACTCTCTCGACCGGTCCAGCGCCTCGGCCTCAAACGTCGCGATGTTCGCGTTCACGACCTCGCGGATCTCCGACAAGATCGCGGCGCCTTCGACGTTCAGTTCCGCGGCGTTCATGCCGACGCCACGAGGTCCGAGTTCAATCGTCAGCTTGAGCCGCAAGAGTAGGTCGAGCTTCTGGCCGAGCGTGACCAGCATCGCCTCGACCACTTCGCGATCAATCACGTCGCCGGCCTCGCGCTCGTTCTTGGACCGAGCGAGGCGGATCTGCTCGCGCATCAGCTCGGCTTTGAGGTCGGCGAGTCCGCCGCCGCTTCCGCCCACGCGTCCGAGTCCGTGCGAGTCGGCCCATGCCTTGACTTGCTCGAAAGTGCCGTCGTGCGGAAAGCCGTCGCGCTTGCGCCAGTTGCGCAGCGTGCGGATGTCGATTTGCAGCTTTTCAGAAAGCGCGATCAGATCGGGTTCAGGCTTGGGCATAGTTTGAACCTTTGCTGCAGTTTTCGGACGCCCACATTGGCTGGAGATTGCGCCAGTTGAAACACTGAAGCACCTGCTCTTTGTCGTTCAAATCAAACGATGCGCACGGCCTGATGTGGTCAACGTGCCATTCGCCGTAATTTTCCCACGTCATTCCTTTCTCAAATTTGCCCTCGATGTAGCTTCTGAGAAATGCGACTGGACAACCGACCACAGAAAACGAGCCGACGCCATTCACTCGCTGACTTTTCATGGCTGACCATATTCGATTCATCAGGGTCTTTCTTAGCCTTGCGGACGGAATCTCCATGTTCTCGCGCCATCTCGCTTTTTTCCTTTCGCTTAAAGTCAACGAATCGCTTGGCTTGAAATAATTCCTTCGCTTGGTCGTGTCGATTCCAGCCTCTTTCAAAGCATACAAAACCGTTGCCGGCGCGATTTCAAATTGCTTGGCAAGTGTTTTGGCCCCCGTTCCTCGGTGGTAATGAGCCATCATGACAAGGATGTGTTCCCACGCTTTGCTCGGCTTTGCTTTTGACTGAATCGCCTTGCTGCCGTTTCTGACTGGCCCGTTTGTCAGCCAATCGATCACGTCGCCCTGAATCACTTTTTTCAAAGAGGCTTCATGCCGCCATCCTTTCGCATTAGCAACGACGTTCCTCTTGCACATTTTCCGACAAATGTTTGGCGCGATTTTTTTTGAGGTCGAGAATTCGCTTATCGTCTGCTCGCAGGTTTCTCCCGTAAATTGATTTCGCCATCTGTGCAACCGCGCCACGCGCGAGAGCTGCGTTCTGCTTGCACGCCGAAAGTTTTGCGTCGGTTTTCGCACGCCCACCTTTTCGGCCCATAGCTCTTGCTGATTCATTTAACGAAACGCTTGGTTCTGTTTCCATTTTGGTCAACTGTTTTGTCTGATTTGTAAGCTGGTCTGCGGAACAATGTTAAAAAAACCAAACCCAATTTCTTGCATTAGGTCACTTAACC